ATGCACGGAACAGTCATCATCAAGACCGCCTCGGCGCAGGCACAATTCAAGACATGGGCGCATGACAGCATCTATACTTTTCTGACTGACCACGGCTATAGCCACGACACAGCCGCAGATGTTGCAGGCTGGGCGGACCTCGCCTCGGTTGGTGAGGAATACGAACTTGACGGTGCCGCAATCATTATCGTCGATTAACGAAGTGCCTGACCTATCGGGCCTACGGGGAGAAAGGACACGACCATGAACAAGATCCGCCGCAAAAATTTGCAGAGCATCATCGACCAGCTGGAGGAGCTGAAAGGCAGCCTCGAAGACCTCCAGGCTGAGGAGGAAGAGTACCGCGGCAATATCCCTGAGAATATGCAGGAGAGCGAACGCTATGAAAAGGCAAACGAGGCCTGCGACAACCTCTCCGAAGCCGTAGATAACCTGGAGGAAGTCATCAGCAGCATCGAAGCTGCCATTGAGTGAAAGGAGCGAGCATGTACGATAAAATCATCATTGACCGCATGGAGGAAGGAGGCGGTGAGTGTGAAGCGTGACGACGAGCTGATGTTCTACACAGAGTGCTGGCGTGAGCTGAGGAGTTTCCTTACGGAGACCGTGCGAGACAACACGGGAGAATATCCCTTCGCGCAGGATGTCTTGGATCTGATGCGCAGCATCGAACGGAAATACGAGGGATGCTGACATGAGCAAATTTGGACGCCCGAGGAGCTGGCCGCTGTCAGTGCCGCGATGAAGGGGTTGGTAAAAAAACACGGGCGCTGCCTTAACTGGCAGCGCCCGCTCTTTATTTATCTTCATCCGCTTTGTCTTTCAGCTTTGCCAGGCAGTCCGTCAGAACCTTCGGCACCGGCGCGCCCAGCTTTGCAGCGTTTTCCGTGATACTGCCGAGTTCCGTCACAATGTACCAAATGGCCACCAACGGCAGGAACGCCGCCTTGTATTCAAACGGCAGGTCAAATCCCAAATCGCCATAATTCACAATCGCAGACAACGCAACATCCAGCAGCAACGCAACCAGCATCGCCACGATGCTGCCCAGCTTGTGCCACAGCCCAGCACGTGCAACTGCACTATCCCACGCACCAGCCGAGATGGCTGCCCACGACCCCGTCGCATAATCCAGGATCATCGCTGCCAGCCACACGATCACAAGCCAGCCTGTCCATCCCCAAAACGCCGTCATCCCTGCCAGCAAAGCCGAGATGGCCGCTTTCAATTCCATCGCTTTACTCGGTGCATTCATATGTATTCCTCCTTTTATTTATCCATGTTTGCCGCAATCACGAGCATCCGCATCATGTCCATGGACAAGTCAAGCTTGCCATCGCCTACGCCCGCAAGCGCACCGTCATCGACAAGCTTTTGCACCGTGCCCTGCGCCCATGCAGGTACATCAGTCACCTTGCCGTCTACGATGCGGCCATAGCGCGTATCGCGCATATGCCACATGATGTACAGCATCCGCAGCATATCGGCTGACAAGTCCAGATCACCGCCGCCCGTGCCGGCAATCAGCCCAGCATCCATCATTGCTTTGATCGTGCCACGCGCCCAGCCAGGCACGTCGTCAATTGTGTTGTACCGTGTCATGTCATCGTCCTCCTTATCTGTATTTTTTGCTGCCATTGCCTCCGCGACGTCCGCCCGAAACCCGTCCATCGTGTAGCCCATATCATATGTGCGCCACAGCAGCTCCGGGTCTGCGTGGTTGCTCGCAACACCGCGTCGGTGTCCCTCGGCGTGCCCGATGATTACGCCGTCCCGCACCGGATCAAGGCCGTACTTTTTGCACAGTGCGGCGAACAGCTCCACGGCCGTGCGGTACGTGCCCGCAATCTGCTCCGCCGCCTCCGCGTAAGTCATGCCTGCGCTCGGCTCGGTCATCTCCACACCGATGTGCGTAGAATTGGCGCTCCCGCCGCAGTGCCAGCCGCGCATCTCCCACGGCATGAGCTGATACACCGCGCCGTCCGCCTGCGCGACGGCATGCACGCAGACGGACGCACCGCCCGGCTGAAACTGGTTGAAGCTGCGCGCAAATACCGCCGCTGACGGCTGCGCACATCCAACGCTGTGCAGCATGATGCCCTGCGGGTACAGCGGGATTGCCGCCTGATAGCACTTGTTGTTTGTGACAAGCGCTTCGATGATGTTAATCATGATGTAACCTCTTTTGATATGTGATTGTCATATGATGGCTTCCCGTCACAGCGCTCTGATGCGATCCGCAAAATCGCAGGCCATGATCTTACCTGACTGACCGCTCTTGGTACGGATTGCGTTTGCGATGTCGACAAACAACTCTCCAAGATTTTCTGTGTACTGAACTTCCTGAGAGTCTGAAAACGATGTAACATGCTTGTCCATCCACTCTTTACTTGGTTCTTTACCAGCACCAAAAGACGCGGTCAGGTCGAACAGCATACAACTTGTGAACCAAAACGTCGTGTTCTTCCCATCCGTGTTGTTGTAATCGAAGCGGCAAGGGTAGCTGCCATCTCTAAAACTTGTGCGCTCAAATACCGCTGACAGGCGCACCCACGTTTCCGCCGCAACATTAAAAGCCATGTTTTGCGCTGCACAAGGCTCGGCAACTGGCCAGTACCAATCGCAAGTGCCCTGTGTAGCCGACGCGAACCGCACCTTGAAGCTGATATAGTACTTGTGTGATGCAACCAGATTGTGCGCTGCGGATGTCAGTGTACATTCTCCAGCTCCGGAAGGGATGATCTTGATACTGGATGCCGCCCCATCGCCCGGCGTGATGCTCGACAACTGCCACGAGCAGTTTCCGCGCGTGGCCGGAAACCAACCTTTTCCGCTATTCGCTACTTGATTTGTAAGTGTCACATTAGTAGGCATATCGTTTCACCACCTTAATAACTGCTGTTGATTGCCGCTATAATTGCAGTATCAACGTAGGATTTGATTGCGTTGGCAATCCCAAGATCGGCAAACAGTTCGGACGGCGTGCGGTAGTACACCCAGCCGCTGTCGTCCAGCACGGCGATCTTGCCCGGTGTACGCCCCAGATTGCCAGCGGCCGTGGACTGTAGCCATGTACCGCAAAAATGCTTGCCGTAGACGTTGCCGGTAAACGTGCCGCCAGACTTGTCCATTTTGGCGTCCAGTGCAGTCTTGTCTGCCTTTGCATCCAACGCGGTCTTGTCGGCCTTGGTGTCAATCGATGCCTTGACAGCTTTATTCTGCACGGGGTTCGTGCTAGTGGTGGATAGTGCTGCGTCTACAGTGATGTTGCTGCCAGCAGCAGCCACCTTGTCATCGATGTACTGCTTGATAATATGGTTCGCAACGGGGTTGTTTGACGACCCGGACATAGCACTGTCAATGGTGGTCTTATTTGCACCCGCCTCGACGCCATCCATCTTGGTTTTATCCGCCTTGGACATCAGGCCGTTCGCGCTTTCCGTCGCTGTTGCCGTCCCGGCTTTACCGGCCAGCGCTGCAGTAATCACCTTGTTCTGCACTGGGTTGGTAGACGTAGCAGACAGCGCATTATCAACGTCCACTCCGCCGCTCGCAGCAACTTCTGCGATTTTTGCCTTGACGTAGGCTACGTTTGTTGCATAGTCCGTCTGTGCATCTGTCGGAGTTTCAAGGCCCGCTACGTACACAGGGATGTTTTCCGGACCGGCATCAAGCGTAAGCGTGTAGTCATTGCTTTTTTCGCTTGGCGTAATGTTTACAACACTTACCCCGTCATCATGCCCGATTGCCTGCAACATTACAGCGCCATCGATAAACGCGTACTTTTGGTTGACCGCCCCAATGTTTTGGCACGCGCGAAACTTCTGATCGGATGTCAGTTTTTGCGTTTCATCGTACCGAACAGCACCTTCTCCTGTCGGGATGTCTATGGTCACATCTTTTGAACCGCTAAACTGCGCCTTGGCAGCGCCAGTGAATTTCAGGATGCCGGGAGTGCTTGCAAGCAAATCGTATTCGGACTTTACCCATGTTGTACCCGCATATGTACCGCCAGCCGATGCAGTATACGCCAGTCTTGTATTGGGTTCCCAAAATCCATTGTCCTTTGTGATTTGGAAAATATACCTTGTGTCCCCACCACTCTGCAACTGCACTCGATACAACGGGATGATTGTATCCACAACCTTGATTGCGCAGGTGGTTGGAACACCTTTCAGTTTTTCATGCAACTGCGCAGGTGTAATGTCAAATGTCTCTCCATCCGTGGATGTAGCGACAATGTCGTACATACTGTCCAGTTTTTCCTTATCGGCAGCGGACATCAGGCCATTTGCACTGGCCGTAGCAACGGTGGTATCTGCCTTGTTATCCAACGCCGTCTTGTCCGCTTTTTTATCCAGCGCGGCTTTGATAGCTTTGTTCTGAACAGGGTTCGTACTGGCAGCGTCAAGTGCTGCGTCAACAATCGTATTGTTCGCGCCAGTCTCAATATCGTCCAGCTTGGCTTTGTCGTCCTTGGACATCAGACCGTCGCGCGTGCTGGTCGCGGGCAGCGTGACCCCTCTCAGCTGCTCAAAACGGCGCGCAATAACGCCGTTCTCCACAGCGTTTTTGGATTCGGTGTCCAGCGCGTCGTCGACAGGGAAGATGGATTCTTTGGTGCGCAGCGCATAGGCCCCGTGCACGACCTGAATCAGCATCGTATCGTTTTTATCGCTGACCGGCGGCAGAGAGCCGCGGCTGTCGATGTACTTCATGACCACCTTGTTTTGCACTGGATTAGTGGATGTGTCCGACATGACGTCGTCCACGATGGTCTTGTTCGCGCCGTCCTCGACGCCGTCCAGTTTGGCCTTGTCCGTGGCGGACATCAGGCCGCCAGATTCGGCCGTGGCGACGTCCTTTCCGGCCTTTTTGCCCAGCTCCGCCTTTACCAGCGCAGCAAGTTTCGCGGCCGCGGTCGGCCCTAAATATGTGGATTCGTCCATACTATCAGTCCTTTCAATTCGCGTTCCAGATTGCGCGCATCTCGTCGGCCGTCATGGCAGTCAGGCCGTCCATCTTGGTCTTGTCCGCAGCAGACATCAACCCCGCCGCTGACTGTGTGGCCGCTGCTGTGCTGGCCTTACCGGCCAGTGCGGCAGTGATAACTTTGTTTTGGACAGGATTGGTGCTATCTAGCGACAGTGCATCGTCCACGTCAATCGTACCACCACTGCCGGAGGTTGTTGTGCCGCTCGACGATCCGCCGCCGCCGGAGGCGACGGCACCGGTCAGCGTCCGGTTCGACCATCCAAGCACCATGGTATCCTTTTCGCTAACAAGGCTTGTGTCCATACTGGTTACCTGCATAATAGTGTCAATTCCGTGTGGCGGAGACACCACTCGGACGCTGTCGCCAATGTGATACGACTCCAGCTTGAAATCAACTGCGGACAAATCTGCCGCTGTCACCCGAATGCCATGCGACAAGCCGCAATACTGTGCAAGGTAAGCAGCTGCCTGTGCCTTGAGCGCATCTGCATCATCCGTGTCCACACGCAGCGTACCGTCGATGCGCCCGTACAGCCCCTCCGCATCAGCGTTAATCAGGCAGGTACTATTATTGTTTACGCTGGCAATCGTCAAGCCACCCTTACCTAGTGGGTATACACGTGTAATCAGATCTGCACTATCGATCTGATCGGTGAGATCGAGCAAATTCTTGCTGATCTCGATTTGCTGCGCGCACCTGTGATCATATGCTTTAATGACATCCAAGAAGATATCATCCCCGTCATAACGGATACACAGAGTTCCCCCTATTGCCTGCGCAGCATCCTGCAGCAACGATAGCATAGACTTGTATTCCGTCTGCTCCACGGCCAAAGTCGGTAGCGTATCATCAACCGTTCCGAGTTTGATTTGCTTGGTCGCGCGGCACACATCATTGTACTGTGTGATAATTGCGGTAGCATAGTACAGCATCGTCTCCTCTGTCATGGTGAACGGTGGCTTACAAATATCCTTCATCCACATCATGGCACCATCGATGTTGTATGTCTTGTTTCCGGCAAAATCCATCGACGTATCCGCAACGCACCCCTTAAATACGGTAACCCCATCCTTGCAGATTTTGATAATAGACGCGCGTTTTACGGGAGTATCGCGCATCAAATTGCTCGGCGGCAGCTTGATTGTCGCCGAATCGCACTTGCCGATTTCCTTGTGGAGTGTACCAGTTGAAATCTCGTATCCGGCCATACCAGCCGAGAAAAGCAACCGATCATCAACATATCCCGCGTACATTACAACCACCCTCTCCTCCCGGTTAATGAGACCGTCCCTGCTGTATCACCAATCGCATACGCGTAATCCGCCACGCGCCGCTGAATCTGCAAATACGGGCTTGTCTTTTCGTTCCCGCGTAGCGTCGCAAGCGGCAGCGGCCGGCGGCATGGCACAATTGTTGTCACGTCTCCTGTCCATGTCACAGTCGGATACAGCATCCGATCACTTGCCAATCCGGCCAGCGAGGCTGGTGTCGCCTTAAACACCTGAATATTGCGCAGTTTTCCGTAGTGCGCCGCGCCGCCGTATGTGAACAGCATGATATACAGGCCATTGGCCGGAACAGTCTCAATCCAGCGGGACTCGCTAGCTGTGTATTCTGTCCCATTTTCATCGCAAACGCCGTACCACCCATTTTCCACATCAGCTGATACCAGGCAGCTCCCCGCCTCGGGCCATGGCAGTTTAAAAATCGCGCCCTGCCGGTACTCACCTGTATATGGTTTGTTGCTGTAAACAGATAGCACCGTATCCGCACCTGTGCCGTACACCTGTGCCACACCGGTTGCCCACGCTTTGTGCACAGTTGCGGTGCCGTCAATCATTGTGTTAGATGTTCTTGCCAAGCACGGAATGGAGATGCTTGTCTCGGCCGATTCCAGTCGGTACGGATCAGCGTCGATCGTTACATCAAACATTGTTGTCGTTTTGCTCTTGTCAATGTCTCCAACCGTGAAGCGTCCCATGTAGTAACCGCTCCGGTTGCCCAGTTCCAGCTTCAAGCGTTTACCGTGCACTGCACCTGCAAAAGCATAGAAGTCGAAGCTCCCGTATTGGTCGAATCCGAACCGGAGTTTGATACTCCGGTTGCCATAGGCCGGCCCGCCATTCAGGACATCAGTAAGATCGATCACGCCATCAGCGCCCGGAACACTTTCCTGCTTCGTTTTCACAATCGGCAGGCCGATCTGCGCATCCAACAGTTCCAGCCCAGCGTACTTAACTCCGCCAATCTTGCAGTCAAACTCCATAAACAGCCCTCCTTTCATTTTGCCTGTAAATATCGCCGAGCGCCGCATCCATACGCTGCGCAACGGCGCCGACCACAGCGTTTCCGTCCATATAGATCTGCATAGACGTGATG